CTGTGGTTGCTCTAGTGATGCCGCTCTTTCAGGTAGTAAAGCAATTGGTTGCCTAACACCAATTTCATTAGGAGGAACTCTTCCTCCAGCAGAAATATACCCTTCGGCTGTTCCTCCTGCTGGTGCTTTTGTAGGTTTATGTGTCGCTACTCCAATTCTACCTGCAACGTTTCCTGCGGTGTCTCCTATTTTTCGACTAGCAATATCAGATACTTGACTTCCAGTTTGATATGCATTAAGACTACCACTCAAGAAATCTTGACCTTGTGCTCCTGCATTTGCAAGACTCATCATACCAGCAAGACCTCCAAGAGCCATACCTAATCCTTGTCCTCTGCGTTGCCATCTATTAGCAAAATCAGACCCTCTTTTTGCACCTTCCGTTGTGTTATGCATTTGAGTAGCAGTCATTGAATCAGGTATTTCGTAATCAGGTGTATTGGTTCCAAAACCACGAGCCGCCGCTCTTCTTTTACCAGTTACTGCAACTTCTGCCGCATGAGGCCTAAAAGTTTCAGGAGTGAATCTTTTTGGTCTTGGTTTATCTCCTGTTGCATATGATATTTGAGCCAACTGAGCAGGACTCAACATAAGTGCCTCTTTACGAATCACACCTACATATTCAACCATCAGATTCCCTCCACGCTAACTTTGACTACTTTCACTTGGTCTGTAGATACATTAAGTCTCTTAGCAATTCTTTCCCAATCTCCAACTGAATATGCAATAGAGCGAATATCAACTGGTGTAAGGTCTATACTTTTTGCAAGATAATTTAATCCATGTAAATCTGCAATATTAATTTGACGAGTTAAAGCGTGTTTCATAATTTTTGAATCAGTTCTAGCGTCATCAAGTTGCATTAACTCCATCGCCTTCATGACTCTATCCATAGGAGATAGGTCTTGAGAAATTGATTTCATATATTGAGTTAGAAGATTTTGCCTTGGGTCTCCGAAGTGTTGTTGGAATCTTCGCTCCATTGGACTTAGAGGTGTCCCCGGCTCTCCTGTTCTTAGAGGGACTCCTATATTACGAGCCATTTCTCTCATAACCTCAGGGTCAGCCTCTCCTAAAAATCGCCTTGCCTCTTGATATTGAGGTGATAACGGTTTAGGAAACTGCTGAGGAGCAGATGCAGGGGGTGGAGCGGGTGTCGCCCTTGGAGGTTTTGGTTTAGGGGTGGTTATCTCAGGAGACGGAGCGACAGCGCCTCCAAGTGGAGCAGAAGTTGGTTGAGCGTCAGCAGGAGGACCATGTGTAGGTCTTGTGTCTTCTACTGGTGGTTTAGCAACAGGAGGTAAAGATACATCAGAATAAAACGGAACATGTTGAGGTAAAGATGGAATATGCTCTTGAGGATAATGTAAGATAGCAGAAGATAAAGCACCTTGAGGTATTTCATCAGGTATTGGTCTACGAACTTGATGACCAAATGCCTCACTTAACATATCTGCAAGCGCCTCAGTTGCAGTTCTTCTAATATGAGCAGTTTGTAAACTTGGTAAACTTAATCCCAGTTGTTGTAAAGTAGCATCATCAGGCATATAGTGCCTCATAGCGCTTGGGCCATCTTCATGATGACCTGATAACATAACTTTAGAAAAGAACTTAGCCGCTTGAGCGTGAGTTCCTAATTTTTTTGTAGGAACATGACCTTCCTCAGTTTCTAAATGGGGTCCGTGTCTTACATGAGTGCTTAATGAATCAAAAGTAGCACCTTTATCGGGGTCTCCTCCAAACGCTTCAAGAAGATGTTCAAAGGCTCTTTTTCCGGGACTTGGATTTTTAGTTCCTCCAGCATTTATTCTTCCGAATAATTTTTGAAAAGCAGGAGTTTTTGATAATTCATCTATCATATTATCCAGCATAGTAGGACTACGAAGAACAGTTCTAAGATTCATCATTGAATATTGTGGGACTCCTATAGAACCCGGAGTAGTATTGATAGGAACATCTACATCAGGTATTTTATCAGGGTCTAAAACTTTCATAGCCTCAGCAATATGAACTCTAGCGCTATCACGAGCATTTTTTGGACCTGTTTGTTGTCTATTCAAAGTCATATGAAAAAAATCAGGGTCATGATGTGCTACTTCCCATGATTGAATACCAGTATGTGCGGCATCATGGATAATTCCCTCAGGTGCATTTTTCAAATGAGTAGCAGGTAAACTACCTCTACCTTGGAAAAAAGCATTAATTTGGTCTCCGCCTCTACCCTTGAGCCTTCTTCCCATTGGATGAAGGTCATCAATTGAAATGTAGTTATTCTGTAACCACTCTGCGTTGACCAAACTTTTGAGTCCTAATTTGTTAATGAGTATTTCTTGTAAAGCATTATTGTAAGGAACAGAATAAGATTCAATAAATGCTCCAATTTTTTCTTGTGGATTTAGACGATTAGTAAAAGCAGTAATGTAATCCCCTGTCTTAGAACGATTGGGTCTTACAGTTGCTTCTCTTCCAGTAAATCCTGAGGCACGGATTTTTCTGTGCTCCATATCATCTACGTCAGGTATATGATGAAAGCCTGTAGTATCTTCATGTCTTTCATTAGTAATATCTATCGCTTTTTGAATAAGATTTTGAGGCGTAAGTTCTCCCAACTGTGGATGATGGCCGCCAGCCATTCCTGCTTCTTCAAGTGCTCTACCAACAGCATGAATAACTCCATCAATACCATGATGATGATGATACTGCCCATCATCATAAGCCAACTCACCATACTTTCCACGAACAAACTTCCCCGGAATTAATTCTCCCATACCATAATGGCCGTTAGGATGTGGCTTACCGTTACCATAATGAGCAAAGAGAGGCACATCGGGTTTATCTTTACTTGGGTGAAAAGCCTCAGGAGGTGGTGAAGTTAACAGATGTGGTTGACCGTCATAATATGCGTAAACCCCATCTCCCTTACGAATTATGTAAGAAGACTTACGAACAAGAATATTCACGCTCTCCCACTCCCTATACCAGCAAGGTCACGAGGAGACATACCCCATCTTCTAGCATCATCTTCATCTTCTGTTCCACCTTCGGGTTTAGTAGTTGAAACAGGATTGTTACCAGCATAATTTGGAAGATTAGAAGCCGCACCACTTACATCAGAATTACCCTTACCTTTTCTTTTGCTATCTTTATCTTTCTTAAGACGCATCAGTTCTCTAATTTCTTTTATCATATGAGTTAACAAAGCCTTATCATAAAATCCAGCCTTTAGAATATCACTTTCTACAATTTCATCTTCACTCATTGTAACCATACCCGGCATTTTAGGGCGATGTAAACGAGGCATTTTCATTTTAGGAGGAACAATACTTGGGGCACGAACTTGATGAAGTCGTGGTCTTGGAACTCTTGGATAATTCAAAGTCCCCGAAAGATGCCCACCACCAGTAGGTCCAGCATAAAAGGAGCGTTGACTATGAGATAAATGAGGTGATACTGTAGAACGAACATTACCTAACAATTTACGAGCCGCTTGAGAAGCAAGATATGGTCTGTATTTTTGTGGGTCTTTACTCATAGGTTGTTTACTAGCAAGACCTCTGTGAGAAAACTCAACGGAAAGATGAGGCCTCATCAATCCAGTTTTTCT